GCTTCTTTTTTCCAATTAATACCATCTGTTACCCCTCCTTTTTTAGCTGCTTGCCAATCAGAACTGACTTTGCTTTTCTGTGTGTTATAAGATGTTTGTTTTATTTCGTTTCCGGTAGGGGAAAAATAAAAAGTAGAATCAAATCCTGAGGGTGGCTTTCCAGCAAGTTGCGTTAAAAACTCTTCGTTACGCTTATCGGCAATTTTTGTGTACACATCTTGGATTTTTTGTAAATCAATAATTTCTTTTTGGAACTCTGGACTAGAAATATCAGTACTTAAATAAGATTCAAACTCACCCATTGAACGAGAAAAATCAAATCGGGGTCGCAAATAAGTGTTGATGTAATTCTCAGCAAATTGCTTTTGCTCCTCTATTTCCTCTGGTGAAACATTAGAGCCAGGAGTTGTTACCTCCTTCGTAAGACTTTCGTCAAACCATTTCTGCCAGTTGTAACTTGTGATGTTTTTAGTATTTATGCCTGTTGTAAGCCCCAGGTTTTCTGTAAAAGTTTTTTCAATGTCTTCCTTGGATCCTCCTCCCATCATTGACAGGTAGCCACCAAGGCCAGAATCCCCTAGTAAAGAATTTGTTAGTGATTCATTCATGCCAAAGATTTCATTTAAACCTGGCATTCCTTTTAATAGATTGAACTCATATTCTTTCTTTTGTTGTTTTTTAATTTGTTCAACGGTCTTGCTGAGAACTTGTTGAGATAATTCTCCAAATTGTTGTTGATACTTCCCAGAAGTTTGTGACGATAATTCTTGTATTGTTTTGTCGCCTTTATTGAGATCTAATAATAAATCACGATAGTACTGTTTATCAGCGTCGGTAACAGTTTCTTTGTATTGAGCGGCTGCAGTTAGAAGCTTTTTTGCTTCTTCTTTTTTTTGTTGTGCTGTAGTTGTTTTAGCTGGTGTGGTGGCTTTAGGCGCTGTAGAGGCGGGCGCGGACGTAGATTTTTTTGTGGCTGCCATACTAACTTGCCTGGTAACTTACTTGTGTATTGAGCGGATAAATTCCTGAATGATCAATTTGGTTTTGATTGACCCAGTTATTTATCCGACAGAGCTTTTGTTCGGAGAAAAACTCTTGCGCTAAAAACCATTCCTCCATCTTACTACTTGCCTTGCTGGCATTACATTTTCTGCAAGCAGGGATGAGATTATTACGATTACTAGAACCAGACTTAAATCTGGGAATAATATGGTCTAACGATGTTGCGGGTTCTTCGCAATAACCACATCTGTGATCCCAGGCTTGATATATTGATTCACGGTAACGTTTCTTTGCCAATTTAGGAGATAATTCAAGGAGAAGTGCGATGGGCTCTTGCTCACAGTTGAACATACTCTTATGTTGTCGTTACCTTATTTTAATTTCCCTTCATGCCTCCGAATGAAAAATAAAAGGTAAAAGCTTTGTTAAGGGTCTTGACAGTGGCTAGTAACTGTGTAATATCAATTTGCAAGCCACTTAATCCATGGCACAAAACACTGGCTGGGTCTCAGCCCAGCGCATCGAGGAAACCCTGGGCCTCGACAAGAAAACGTTATTCCGCTACAGGGATGATGGCACACTCAAGCTTGGCCCGCACTACGCAGCCTTTCCTGAGACGCGGTCGCGTGACAGCTATCGTTGGAACGTAGCTGCAGTCAGGAAACACCTGCAAAAACAGGGGCTTTTGATGCAGCCTGCTTGATTTGCTTGCAGTGTTTTTTGCGTAATGTATGCGCAAGAATCAAGTCGGTGATGTTTAACGACACCGCCTGACAAGCAATCAATTCATAAAAAGACGAGCAAAGGGGAAACCAACGGCTCCGCAAATCGCGGGGCTGTTTTTCTTTGAGGTTAAATAAAATTAACCATTGAGGATGAATAGGACGTATTGCCCTTTTCTTTGTATGAATTTTAATATCGCTTTCAGAGTGCCAAGAAAAACCATTTAATTCTTCGAGGCGTAAACCATAGGTTGCAATCATCCCATACAACCAAGCGATATCCTTAGTCTTTTTGTTTCCTGCTAAATGAAAATACTCATCAACGATGCGTTGATCCAGGGGCGGTTGGATATGCATGGGTGGTATGAGCTGCGTAACTGCACCATATCAACAGGTGGTTACCGCTCGCAAGGGCTAAAGAAAACCTTAATAAGTCTCATGAGACTTAATACAAGTATACAGTGTTTGATTAAGGCGTGTATGGTTTTCCATCTTTATCAAACATGGTGAACCCGCTCATCAAAATAAAGTTAGTAGGAACGTTAAATAGTTTTTGCATCATTGGCATCATCATTGCGGACTGACAGTTATATGGTGGTACATCCATCTGAGATAACGAATAACTATTCAACATCGCCGCTTTAATTTCAACTTGTTCTTTTTCTGTTTCTGCAACCAATCTTTGCTCCCAGTCAGCCATACTATCCCTACCGACGGGAAAATCAGACGGCTCTGGCGGAAAAGTATTATCAGCAAACTTCAACGCATAGATATGTTTGCAATATCGAAGCTCATCGAGTAAAGGCTCCCAGTTATCTGTAATGGCGGTTAACTGTCCTTGCTCAACGTCGTAATCATTAAAACTAGGCAAGCCTTCTGCCCGGGCACCTGTAACGCCGGGATTTGTTGTGCTTCTTGTGTAAGTTGCGCCAAAATCACTATAGATACCTGGGCTATCACGAGCCGCCTTGTTATCAACAACACTGGTAGCTACATTAAACGGCAATGTAAATCCTGATGGCGCATAGACTTCCATCTGCCTGTTGACTTGGGCAGATGTCATTGCACTATTGTTCAAAATCCCATTCAGTTTTGTTAACTCAAAACGACCTGGTTTAACACTGGCAATACTATTTCTAGGGAATAGTTTTCTGTTTGTTTTACCAAGATCCCGCATAAACGCATAATCTCTATGCGTGAAATCTTGACAAGAGCAACAAAACCTAGCGCCTGTAATTAAATATCTTCCAACCGTAAACGCCACTGGAGATGGTGTCAGATATTCTTTGTCTGGTGTTACTTGAATAGAACCTGATTTTCGCAGGGTTAATATCCCTGTGAAAGGATCAGTTGCTGTTAAAACAGCTTGTGAATAACCGTATCGTTTTTGCGTGGTGGGATCAATAGTATCTTTGTCGATGATCTCACCACCAACACTAATAACTCGATCCTCTAAAATCTCGCTATTCAGTGGAGTCAATCCCCCTGGAACACCTGGCACCGCAACGTAAAAAGGAGGCGGAAGCGGATTGCTTGTACTCCAATTACCAGCTAGTTTTACATACCAGTTTGTAGCATCTTCTGTGATTGATTCAATAAATAATTTCTGGCTAGTAGAAGGATCTTGCAACTTATCTGTACGCATCGATCCTGCATAGCGCCAGCCAGCCCAGTGCATTCCCATTTCTTTGTTCTTTGTTGGGAAGCCAACAAAGGTTCCAGAAACAGTTGGGGATGGATTTACAACAGAACTTGGTGTTCCTGATGGTACTGGAATTTGGTACGTAAAAGGATAGACGTAACTATTGTCATAAAAAGTTGCCGTCGCAATTTCGTACCCTCTCCTCCAACGTGACCAAGCAGACTCCCTGTTCACAGCATAAAGAGAGTCTGGTACGGAACCAGGGGAGAATTCAGTTGTAATAGGTTTGACCGCTGCAAATGCAACGGACTTCATCTGGTTAAAAGTACCGAAAGAGCTACCACTCTTTTTGGCCATTATCAGAAGAATCCACCTTGAGCAATAACATGTGCCCCTGGAGTGTAACCAGAGATGTTGGGACCATCTGGGAACACGCCGACGTAAAGACGGTCGCCCCTCTCCAGGTAGATGCCCTTGTTGCGTAGCGGAGAACCATTGCCAAGTCCGGTAGTATTGCCTGCGCTGACACCTGGTACAGACAATTCGGGCATCACATCAGTGCAATCAACTTTCTTTGTATTGGCCGGAACTTCTTTGGCGAATACAACACGGTAATCTCCGGAGGCCGGGATAGGGTTGGTTGTATTACGTGTCTGGTAAACAACAAAAGTCACTGCAGGTTGGTAACCGTAAGCAACACCTTGGTATGCAAAACCAGTCGTTGTACCGCCAGAGTAAATCAAAGAGGTGTTGATGCCAGTTAAGGTGGAAGCACCTGTGTAGGTGTAATAACCGTAACCACTCTGTGCCGCAGTGCCAAGGACACCAGTATTAGAGATGAAAACAGTCTGCCCACTAACCAAAGAAATTACAGTGCCAGAAGTTCCACTGGATACTGTGTAGTCCGCTGCACGGTAATAGTCATTACGCACAATGGTGATCGAATCGACCACGCCACCATTATTATTGTCTTCTTCCAGTCCTGCATCCATGTCGACCAGGATGGAGGGAGCTTGGCCCCCCTGAACAAATAAAGTATTTGTCGAGGCACTACCAACGGTTTGCGTTGTGACGCGTACCGTATCTAATAGCGGGCGATCAACCAAGAGGGGTTGTTTGTTCGTGCTAGTACTAGATATTTGACTAAACACCCTGTCTATATTAATTTAACAGGGGCCTCCGAAAACTTCTCTTATTCTAATGGTACAAACCAATTTTGCTTGCTATGGCTGCAAAATTTATTTAAGAAAACCAGATGTTAACGCATCTAGATACGGAGATCTAGGTGCCAGGTCATATTGACCAATATCAACTGGAATTCTTGGATTCTCAATGGCAGACAAGAGCTCGCTAGATCCCATCGGAGAAAGAACCTGTCCCATTAAACCCATTTTGAATGCGTTTAACAAAGAAGCTGCTGCAGTGTTTTGGGGCGATTGAGGTGTTAATGTTTGGTCAATACCTCCTAACGAACTCAGCTTAGGTAGTAGATTACGCGCCGCTTGCATGCGAACTTCATCTTTAGGTATACCAGCGCGTTCAAAATCACGCCTGAATACTAAAGCTGCTTGCTCTGGTGATTTTGCTTGCCGCAAAGATTCGGCAGCACGTTTTTCGGGTCCCTCTAATTCATATGCAAGAAAGTCGGCCTGAAGCATTGGATCACCTGGATCCATTTTCTTTTGCTTGGCAAAATTCACCAGGGCAGACTGACGGCCTCCCGTCCACTGCGCCAAGCCAAAACCGCCTTTGCCAAGTGGTGCACCAACTTTTCCGCCTTCGTTGATACGTGGATTAAAACCAGACTCCTGCTGGAAATTACCAAGTACACCTGCGACTTGAGCGTCACTAAAACCCTGTTGTTTTAGGCGACGTGCAACAATAGCAGCAACGGGATTAAGCGACATTTTACTTACTTCTTTATTCTCCTACCCAGTTTGAGCTTGCGCGGAGACCAGGAATAAACACGGTTTGTAGTGCCAGGGTCGTGGCTAGGTACGTGGCAAGACTTTTAACAAACTTAGGGCAAAGAATCATGGTTTTAAAGCAACAACACTGGCCCCCGTAGATCAATGATCTGTGTCCAGCGGGTTGGTCTTACATGCAAAGCAATGCCAAATTATTTATTGCGCTTGAGCAGTTTTGTCAAGTAAAGCTTGGAATTTTTTTCGCATCTCAGGATCAACCTCAAGCCCTTGAGCTCCGTACGTTTCCGTAGGTGTCATTGATTGAACGGCAGGCAACCCTTGCGGAACATTGACACCTGGCGGAGGCGTCATCATGATTTGCTGTGGCATCTGATAGCCATAACCTTGTGCGGCAGCTTGTCCTGCCATGGTTCCTTGAATTACGTCATAACCTGCTTGACCAGGTTTGACTTTAGCCGCAAGGCCGGGATTCTTCTGTGCCCAGATCTGCATGCCAATATCTTCTGCAGATTGAATCTGTTGCTCTGTTGCGCCAGGGGCAACGGCAAGTTTACGTGCGTCCTCATAACGTTTAAGCTCAGGGTCTTGAGCGGTTAATTGAGCAACACGGGCTTTTTCTTGCTGGTACGCACGGTCTGCTGCTGCTTGCTGTCCTGGGAATCCTGCGCCTGGACGGAATCGTTCTGCGGCGGCACCTGCGTCCAACTCTGTTTGCTTATAATCGGTAGGAAGACCAGGCATGCGGGGTTTTGCTGCTGGAGTATTAGGAATAAAAGGAGCAGCTAAGAACCCAAAAGGTGTTGCCATTTCTAGTGCACCGCCCCACCCTCTCTTTTCTTGTTCCCTTCCAAATTGTTGGATAGCTTGTGGTGTAATACGGCCAAAAAAGCGGTCAACAGCTGGGCCAACTTGGTTTAAAGCACCTTCAATTTGATTTGTAGCCGCAAGTGCACCTCCTAAGACCGCTCCACCTCCAACAGCAGTACCACCCACAATATAAGGAGAAACACCTTTTGGAGCTCTTACTGGAGGTGAGGGTAGTCCAGGCGCTTGAGGAACAGCACCTGGAAAATCTCGCATAGGTCTAGCCTGAGTCGGAGTAAACCTGTGTGGATTAACGTCACGAAGCCCCAACCTGCCTACGGATCTGGTAACAGCAGGCGCAGCCAAGTCGCCCGCTTTTTTTTGCATTCTTTGAAATATAAAATTACGCAAAAAACCAGGCATAATTACCTCCAAACCTCATGTAAATAAATGCGTGATCCCACAGCCGTATCTGCGGGTCCAGGTAATGCCTGGATAAACTCAGCGCCAGAGCGTTCGTAACGGTATCTGGCTTGGAACGGATCCTTGTAGTTGGGAACGTAAAGGATACCGGCTAAACGATTTGTTTCGTAGAGATAAATCTCATCCCAAACCTTTAGCGCCTCTTTAGCATTACTGGAACGAATCGTACGATCCACGTCGCCAGCAATATTTTCAATACGAGTAGAAGGCGAAGTTGCAACTTCAGTTTTCTTCTCAGCCGTATCACAACGACTGATCTGAATCGAAATCTTATTGTAAAAATAAGAATCTGGGACAGTATTCATGGCTTCTTCCAGGCGGGCATAATCACCCGCTGGAACAGAAACAGTAAAGTACCCAAGATGATACCTTACTCTGCTCTTGTCAAAATCCGAGAGCTGCACTTCAACTACTCAATATTTTTTCATTATAACTGTTTAGGTCTCAAGGAAACTATAGGGACTTTCTTCTGATAAGTAACGTGCGATGAGCGGGTTGCTTTTAGGTGCCAGGATTTGACCAAGAAGTTGTGTCTTCATGCGATCAGTAGGTGTTTCCTGTTTTTGTTTACTAACGCCAAGACCCATTAAGTACATCTGCAACATACTGTTGGCCAATGCATTTTGATCTGATTGATTTGATTCAACAGGCAATGATTGTTGCTCTAGTTGTGGAACATCAATTTCAGCTTTTTCCTCGGGTCTGGAAATATCTCCATGACCAACCTTAAACGTAACTTGGCCTTTGGGATCCAAGACTTCTGAATAGTATCCGTATCCACCTCCTGATGCACGTCTGATCTTACCTCCTGGAATGCCAGGGGCGTAGATAGATGCACCTTCTACAGCACCTTTGGCAAAACGATCTTTACCCTTAAAAGGAACATAAAAATCTAATGAGTTCCAACCAGGATGCATTGAATGGCTGTGTGCACTTACAGCCTGGTTATATAACTTAACTTTGTCATCAAAGCTTGCGGCTGGGTTCCAGCGCATACCAGATACGTTGGCATTAGAGAACTCAACCTCACGGCCATGAGATTGATACTGCTTTACCAAGGTATCAAACGCTTTGACTTGCTCTGCAATGGGTAAGTTGGAACGCGCCTTTAGATCAATGTGATAATCTGTGGATCCGCCAATCTTTGCTGCGGGTCCCGTAAAGCCTGATCTAAAAGGAATATAAGACATTTTATTTTTATTTTAAAACAAAAACCCCCTGTTTCCAGGGGGAGAAAATAATTTGCGGTCTTGGTTAAACTCGAACCAAATCTGCAGAGAACACGGCATCCCAATCGACGCGTTTAATTTGCTTTAGTTGTTCAAGATTATTAAACCTTTCACCCGACAGAGACATCTGTAAGTCTTTGATTTCTCGAGCAGTTTTAAGCCCAATACCTTTAATGTGATCTGCAATCATTTGTGCAGTCGCGGGATTGATGTTTAAACGCACGTCGGGAGGAAATGTGCGTGGCTCTTCTTTCGCTGCTTTATCTTTTACTTGAAGCGTCTTAACCGTTTTGGTAGCTGCTTCATCGGGAATAAGTTCAGTTTTGTAAGCGGTGTAAAGGCGACCGTCCTGATCTTCGACCATGTACCAATCGCCGTTATCCCATTCGCTTACAACCTTGACTCGCGCCCCGGTTTTTTTATGTTGATAAAGCATTGCCGAAAGTGTTGACATGAGACCAGATAAAGACCTGGTCTCAGTTTAACTTATTCAGCTAACAGTGCGGCCAATCAGGTAGCCATCGATATCTTCGTAGCCAGGTGCCACATCAGGTTGGATGTAGCAACACTCAACCACCAGATAACCGGTACGACCACCAGAAGCATCGCCACTGGAGATATAGAAACCACCGGAAGTAGCGGTGCTATTCGCGGTTTCTTTTGCAAACACTTTCAGAGTGGTTGCAGCAGTTGCGGAATAGTACACGTTACCGGCAGTAACACCAGCGGCACCAGAAGCAATCAGGAAGGGGTTGGCGCTGTAACCAGCGGAACCAGCGGCGAAGAAAATTTCGCCGACCTGAGAACCAGAAGTGGTGGAGGTCAGGTTTGCCTGGATAACAGCTTCACCGATACCAGAAGCAGCAGTGGGGCTACCACTATTGCTACGACCGAAGGAGATCACGTTACCGGTGGCGGCATACACGCCGGAAGCAACACGGCCATCGCCCCAGCCAGAAGCAACAGAGATGGTGGAGCGATACACATAAGCAGGGAGAGTGCTGCTACCAGAGATCACCATGCCGGTGATATCAGGGCGAGTGTCGTCCTGGCGGTAAGGCGAAGGAACGATCACATCAGCGGCGGCAACTGCGCCCACGCCAGAAGTAGCGGTCACAGCAACGTAACCACGCTGCTGGAAGTAACGGTAACCAGGGACAGCCAGCACAGAAGTGGGGCCGCCCTTGGAGCCGTCAACGCTACCGCTATCGTCGGTATCAATGTTCTTGTACCAACCGTTCAGAGGTTCCGCCCAGTTACCTGGGAAGATTTTTTTAGCGGACAAATAGGTCATTTATCTTTTCCTATGTTTTGTGTTTATCAGTTAATTATCAAACAGTGCCATCGTCCTGGACAAAGCTGAAGGCGGTAGTCACGAAGTCCTTGTTAAGGATTTCAAAACCAGCGTACAGTTGCCAAATCAGGATGATGAAACGGCTGAAGTCATCGTTGTTGTTGATGAGCACCTGAGCGTTCGGGCCGCCGATACCAACGCCAACAGACTGAGGACCGAAGAAGTAACCTTGGGCCACTTCACGGGAAGCATAGTTGGAGCCGTTATCGAACGATGCACTCACGTTCTTGGTCGGGAAGTTAGTCGACTCGAAGAACTTCACACCTTCAAACTGAACACCGGTAGGCATCACAGGTTCGCCAGCCAGGAAGTAACCTTGACCAGCCTGGGGACCCATGTAGAAGCTGGCGTTGTTAGGCATCATGGGGTTACCCATGTACATGCCTTGGCCAGGGTTACCAGCGTAACGAGCGATCTCACGGAAGTCAGGATCACGACGCAGGTGCATCATGAAGGTAGGATCGCAGATGCAACGATACAGACCATCAGAGAAGGTCGGAACGTTACGCTTGCGCAGATCCTTGACCACGGTCAGCAGGTCAGTACGCACCTGGAACTGCTGAACTTCGTTGCCGTATTCGGTAGCGGTGTAGGAGATTTGACCAGAAGCGTTCTTGGTCTTGCCACCAGCGAAGTAGTAACCGCCTTGGGTGGTAGAAGCAGCGCCATTGGCTTCAGCTTTAGCGAGTTCGTCAAGGAACACGCGGTCGCGCCAACGACGGTAGTCATCAAGCAGCGTCAGGCTACCGATGGACTGGTGGAACATATTGAAGTTGCCCGAATCCAGAAGCAGGCGCTGGGCCGTGATCAGGGTTTCGCGAGCAATCTTAAAGGTCGAAGGCTGAGTCGGATCACCCGGGTCGGCAGGACCAGTGTATTCCTTAAGCACCACCAGGACTTTCTCCTTGGTGATGTTACGGCTGTTAGCGGTACCGATCGTTTGGTCGGCAATACGCTCACGGCTGTCCTTCGTACCAGGGGTACCCCAGAACTTATAGCGGTCTAACTGAACGGTTTGACCGGGCTGACGAGTGAAGTCATGGACCACCACGGGCTCCACTGCCATTTCAGCAATGTAAGCAGGGTGAGGACGGTAAAGTTCCGCACCCAGAATCTTTGGAAAGTCGTTATCAATGAACACTT